GAGACCACCCATGGCCAAGACCGCAAAGAAAGCTAAGCGCCCTGATCCGAAGGCCGCCGCGCAGCGCAAGGTCGCCAAGGTGGCGAAGAAGCAAGCGCGGGGCCGCGCATGAGTCTCACCCTTTCCCAAGCCTTCGAGCGAACCAAAGACCTTTCTGGAGAGATCAAGGCCGCGCAGGAAATGGTCCGCGTGACCGAACAGGAGGCGATCGCAGCGGAGCACACCGCCTCACTGGCCAGACAGGCAAACGACAAAGCCCGCGCCGCTCTGGAAGAGAAGCTTGCCGAACGCGCTTCCCTTGCCGAGCGCATGTCCGAACTGACGCTGCAGATCGGGGAAGCCAAGGCGGCCGAGCCTGAGCCTTACCCCGAATTCACCAGCAGCCCGCTCTACACCAACGGCGCTGAGCAAGCCGCCATTGAGCGGCTGAACCGCGTGTTCGGCGAGGCCACCCAGCCGTGAGCACAGCCGAGCTTCCGGCCGCAAAGGCAGAAGCAGCCCGCCAGGCGATCAAGGCCCGGGAAGATGGCATCAAGGCCAACGCCACCCGCCAAGGCATCGAGCAAGAGCGCAAGCGCCAGGAAGCGGCAACGGCCACGCTCAAAGCAGAGCACCAAGGCCAAATCGACGGCCTCAAGCAAGCGCACATCGAAGAACTCACCCGCACGGCCTCCAGAGAACGCGCTGTAGGCCACCACCGCGCAGCATGGCTCTATGCCATCCCCAGCCTCATCATAGGCGGCGCGCTGACAGCCATGGCGATCCTATGGGCGCAGGATGTAATCTGGGCTACAGCAGCCAGGAACTTTCGCGAGCAAGCGATGACTGGCGCTATCCTCAGAGGCGGAGAGCAGCCGTAATGGCTAAGCGTAACCAGCGCTACGAACAGACAGTAACTAGGTATCTAAAGTAGACCAAGTAGATGGCCAAGGGCAAGAAGACCGGCGGCAGAGTAGCGGGAACGCCGAACAAGCTAAGCGGCAGCGTAAAGGCTTCGCTGCAGGCGGTATACGAATTGCGCGGCGGCGACCAAGCGCTGCTGTCTTGGGCGCAGGAAAACCAGACCGAGTTTTACAGGCTCTGGGGCCGCATGCTTCCGCAAGAGGTAAGCGGTCCAGAGGGCGGGCCGATTGAGCTGGCCGGCATTGAGCGCATCATCCGCCACGCTAAAGATTGAGACGGCCGCGGTCTTCGAGCCGCTGCTGCAACCAGCCCGCTACAAGGGTGCTCATGGCGGGCGTGGTTCTGGCAAGTCTCACTTCTTCGCCGAGATGCTCGTAGAGGAGTGCCTGCGCTTTCCGGGCCTACGCGCTGTGTGTGTCCGTGAGGTGCAAAAGAGCCTAGCGGAGTCAGCCAAGAAGCTGATCGAAGACAAGATTGTTGCGCTGGGCGTTGGGTCATTGTTCGACGTCCAGAAGGCGCAGATCAACACGCCAGGCGGCGGCAGCATCCTGTTTCAGGGCATGCAGGACCACACGGCGGAATCGATCAAGTCGTTGGAAGGCATTGACCGCTGCTGGGTGGAGGAAGCGCAGACCCTCTCCGAGGGATCCTGGCGCATGCTTCGCCCCACGATCCGCGCTCCAGGCTCGGAAATATGGGCAAGCTGGAATCCGCGCTTCGAGACTGACCCGGTGGACAAGTTCTTCCGCAAGGACGAGCACGAGCCCGGCCGGGTAATCTGCGTGCAGGCAAACTGGCGCGACAATCCATGGTTCCCGCAGGAGCTAGAGGACGAGCGCCAAGACGACCTGAGGAATGACCCAGAAGCGGCGCCGCACGTTTGGGACGGCGGCTACGTCACGATCCTCAAGGGCGCGTACTACGCTCCGGGTTTGGTGGACGCAGAGCGCGAGGGGCGCATCTGCCCGGTGTTCATTGACCCGAACCTACGCATTCACTGCCACTGGGACATTGGCGGTCCCGGCAAGAAAGCCGACGCCATGACGCTGGTGATCAACCAATGGGTTGGCCGCGAGATACGGATCCTGGAAGGCATTGAGGGGCAGGGCCAAGTGCTTGGCTACTACCTCAACGAGCTTCGCACGCGCGGATGGGATGGGGCCAAAAAGCCATACATGGTGGTGCCGCACGATGCGGCGCAGACGCACGCGGACAATCCGCTGGGGATTGACTTCGAGGCCCAGCTAAAAGCGGCCGGCTACGAGACCAAAAAGCTGCACAGCCCGCCCGGGATTGTGATGCAGCGCATCAGCACGGCCAAGCGCTTATTTCCGCGCATGGTGTTCAACAAGGACAAGACTGAGGGCCTGAGAAAGGCGCTCGGCTGGTATCACGAGAAAAGGGATGAGGATCGCAATGTTGGCCTTGGGCCGGATCACGATTGGTCGTCGCACTATGCGGACGCGTTTGGCCTGATGGCGATCGACTACAAGGAGCCCGCGCTGACGATCAGCCGTGAAGTGATGCGGCCTAAGTTCGGGACGATGGCGTGAGCCTGGCCTTCGACCAGACGCCCACCAAGCGGGCGCAGGACGCAAACCAAGACCCGCTGGAAGCCCAGGCGCACCGCGAGGACAAGCTTGTCCGTCTGCTTAAGAGCTACGAGGAAGACGCCCTAGGCTACGCCCAGAGCGAGATCGTCCAGCAGCAGATCGAGTCGTTGAAGCGCTACTTTGGCGAGCTGTACGGCGACGAGGAAGAAGGCCGCAGTCAGGTCACTACGCGGGAATTGCTTGAAGGCGTCGAGTGGACCCGACCCGATCTCATGCGAGTGTTCGCGTCCGGCGGCCAGATTATCTCGGTGCAGGAGTCCAGCCCGGAGGATGCCAAGTTCGCCAAGGATGCCGGCGACTACCTGACCTGGATGTTCTTCTCCGACAATCCAGGCTTCGAGCTGCTGGACGATTTCGCCTATGATGGGCTGCTGCATCGCCGCGGCTATCTGGCCTGCTACTGGCGCGACCAGGAATACCAGGCGCCGCAAACGCTGACCGGGCTGAACATCGCCCAGGTGCAGCAATTGGTAGCTGATCCGCAGATCGAGATCATCGGCCAGGACTTCGACAACGAAAGCAGCGAGGCGGGCGGCATTACGCTGATGGTGCAGCGGGTGAAATCGCCAGCCAGGGCCGAGATTGTCGCTATCGCCCCGGAAGACATGCGGCTTAATGGCCGGGCCATCACCATCGACCAGGCCCGCTATGTTGGCCGGGTTATCCGCATGCTGCGCGGCGAGTGCGTGCGCATGTGGCCGGACAGGGAAGAGGAGATTTGGGGCTTCAAGAGCGCCCAGGCTGGCACCACTGGCTCCGTGCGCCGGGCGGAAGACGTGCGCCAACAGCGCTTCCAAGACGACCGCAACGATGTGTGGCGCTCCAAAGCCCAGGGCGATGACGCCAGCACCGAGCTTGAGGTGCTGGAGGAATATATCCGCATCGACCTGAACGATGACGGCTACCCCGAACTGATTCGGGCATATCGGATGGGCGACATCATCCTGGAAGAGGGCGAGGTTGAGGAGAATCCGTTCTGGACGTGGACGCCGATCCGAATCCCGCATCGCTTCATGGGGCTTGGCTATCACGAACTGCTGGCTGATCTGCAGCGCCAGAGCACGGTGATCACGCGGGCAGGGCTCGATGCGCTGTACCAGAGCGTGGTGAACCGCGAAGCGATCGACAAGAACAGGGTGGACCTAGATTCAGCGCTGGCGACCTATTCTGGGGCTAAGGTGCTGGTGGACGGTAGCCCGGGCGATGCAATCTTGCCGCTGACGGGTGGGCTCAATACAGCGACTACGGCCTGGGAAGCGCTGGAGGTCATCAAGCAGCGCATCGAGGACCGCACCGGGGCGACGCGGCAAACCCGCGGCATCGACAGCGACAGGCTCAGCGCCGACCACAGTGGCAAAGCGCTGAACATGCTGCAGATCAACGCTGACGCGCGCAAGGAAATGGTCGCGCGCAACATGGCGATCGGCCTGGGCGAGGGCTTTTCCAAGCTGTACCGGCTGGTCTGCCGCAACCAGAACCAACCGCGCCAAGCCAAGGTCGGCGGCAAGTGGTGTCAGTTCGACCCGCGCACCTGGAATGCGTCGCTTAAGGTGACCATCCATGCCGGCGGCATGAACCGCGAGCACACGCTGATGTCGCTGCAATTGGTCGGCCAAGAGCAGGAAAAGGTCATCGAGACGCTGGGCCCCGCTAACCCGCTGGTGACGCCGAAGAACCGCTTCAACTACCAGGAAGAGCTTTGCCGGTTGGCTGGGTTCAAGAGCGCGGAGCCGTTCTTCTCCGAGCCGCAGGACGTGCCGGAGACTGACGAGCAAGGCCAGCCTGTGGTTGATCCCGAGACCGGGCAGATGAAGACCAAGCCCTGGGCGCCGGAACCGCAGCCTGACCCGGCCATGGCGAAGGTGCAGGCGGATGCACAAGCCAAGCAGGCTGAGATGCAGCTTAAGGGGCAAGAGGCTTCGGCCAACCTTCAGCTGCAGCAGCAGAAGGACGCGGCGCAACTCAACAGCGACCGCGAAAAGGCGGCGCTTGACCTGCAATTGGCGCGCGAAAAGGCGGCGGCCGAGATTGAGCTGGCCCGTGAGCGTGCGGCGGCTGAAATGCAATTGGCCGAGCAAAAGATGCTGATGGAGATGGACCTAGAGCGCGAGAAGATGCAGCTTGAGGCCCAGCTTCGGCGCGAGGAGATGGCGCATCAGCGTGCAATGAACGCAGAGAGCATCGAGTCCGATGAGGCCAAGCACAGCGAGAAGGTTGAGGCCGACGTCGAAATGAGCAAGAGCCGGCCGGGCGGGAGCTTGAGTGAATAAGGCAGAGCGCATCGCTGCTCTGAGCGAAAAGCTCGAGCGCATTGCCGATGCCCGCACGCTGACGTCTACGTCGGTCTGGGCCGATGCATGGAACGAATACGAGCGCGATTTGCTGGAGCGGGCGCTGAGCCTTGACCCAGCCGCGCACCAAGAAAGATTTGGGCTGCTAGAAGCCATCAAGGCGGTGCGGCGTGTGCGTTGGATCATTGAAAACGCACGCGCAGGCGCAGAGGCGATCGAGGCGGAGCTAGCCCAGCTTGAAGGGCGAAAGCTTAGGCCCGTAGCGTAGGACGCAAAGCACAATGGAAGCAAACATGGCAGGCGACGACGCATCGTTAGATGCGGCGGTCGCCATGATCACCAAGAAGATCAGTGCGGAGGACGTTGGGGGCACGCCCCAGCGGCCAGCGCGCGAAACGCGGGAGGACCGCACCGACCGGGACGCAATCGAAGCCGACGATTACCACGATCTGCATGATCTGGAGGCTGCGGAGCGGGCGGAAAAGCACGGCAAGGAGCCGGCCAGCGAAGCAAAGGGCGAGGAAGGCCAGGAGGCTGACGCCGGTGCAGACGCTTTCATTGAACTGCCAGCAGCGGAAGAGGGCAAGGCGCCGGAGCGCGTGCCGTTGAGCGAGGCTGTCGAAGCGGTTCAAAAAATCCGCCAGATGAATGGCGAAATCGACACGGTAGTCATCCGCGCCGAGGAAGAGGCTTTTCAAAAGCAGGACCAGATCACGCAGGCCCTAACGAAGACGTTCAGCACCATCGAGCAGCAGGCCAAGGTCGCGCTGGAGATGATGAACGCCTACGGCATGCGCGAACCTGATCCGCGCTACTACGCCAGCACTGAGGACTATTACCAAGCCAAGCTGGACTATGACGCATACGTCACCCACTACAACAAGGTGGTGGCGACGATGCGCCAAGCCCAGGAAGGGGCCAAAGCGGTCAGCTCACAGACCGACACTGAGGTGTCGCGGCGGGAGCTGGCGCGCGCGGCGCGCTTCATTCCAGAGTTCAAAGACGAAAAGTCACGCGAGGCCAAGAAGGCCGAATTTCTGGAAGTGCTGAACGCGCGCTACGGCATCGACAAGGATGCGCTGGACGGCATCGAGGATCACCGCGCTTGGCGCATGATCAACGATCTGGTTGGCCGCATCCGCGCCGAAAAGGCCGCCCCAGAGGTGCGCAAGCAAGTCCAAGAGAAGGCGGCGAAGCTCGTCCAAGGCAGACTACCTGACCGCGATCCGGGTAACGGGCGCTTCGTTTCCGAAGCTCGCAAAGAGCTGAGAGAAACGGGGTCCGAGGACTCGTTCGCGAAATTTCTCCTTTCGTCCGGCGCCCTGAAAGGGCTCTGACGACCGTCAGCGCCCTCATCCTTTGAGGACGCTTTTTCATGGCAAACGTACAAACTCAAACCTATGCCCAGATCGGCATCAGGGAAGACCTCAGCGACGAAATCTACGACATCTCCCCGATGGAGACGCCGTTCTTCACCATGCTCCGCAAAGGGGCGGCGGCGAAGAACCGTTACATCGAGTGGCAAACCGACGCTCTGGCGGCGGCGAGCGGGACCAACAAGGCGGTCGAAGGCGCGGACTACACGCCGCTGACTTTCACGCCGACCGTCCGGCTGCGCAACTACACGCAGATTTGGGTGAAGGGCCTGAACGTCTCAGGCACGGCCAATGCGGTCACCACCGCCGGCCGCGCGGAGGAATTGGCCTACCAGATCGCCAAGCGCGGCAAGGAACTGAAGCGCGACATGGAGACCACGCTGACGGGCAATTACGCCTCGTCCGCGGGTACTTCGGCGGCGGCGCGCGCGTGCGCCGGCTTTGAAGCCTGGATCACCACCAACTCGATCTACGGCGGCACGGCGGGTGCGACGGACGGCGCCAACGGCGGCTACACGGCGGCGGGCACGGTGACGGCGGCGACGGACGGCTCGTCCTCAAACCTCCGGACGATCAACGAGGCGATCCTGAAGTCAGGCATCAAGCTGGCGTGGACGGCCGGCGGCCAGCCTTCGATCGTGATGGTGGGGCCGAAGAACAAGCAGCGCATCTCTGCTTTCACCGGCATCACGACCAAGTACAGCGACTTCGGCAACAACCCGGCCTCGCCTGGTTCTCTGGCCATTGTCGCTTCGGCGGACCTCTATCTGTCCGACTTCGGCAAGCTGCGGATCGTTCCAAACCGCTTCAGCCGCGAGCGCACGGCGCTGGTGATCGACCCCGATTACTGGTCGATCCACTACCTGCGTCCGTTCCGCGTGGAGCAGATCGCCAAGACCGGCGACGCTGAGAAGCGCATGATGCTCGCAGAGGCGACGCTGTGCAGCAAAAACCAAGCCGCCAGCGCGAAGATCGCGGACTGCGTCTCATAACGAACTACCCAACAACTTGGGGCGGCGGAAAACTGCCGCCCCGTTTTTGGAGGAAGCATGAGGCTTGATTACATGAGTGATGACGAAAGTGTCAGGCGGTTCGCTGGGCTCATCCGTGCAAAGCTGGAGGAAGAGGCGCGCGACTACGAAAAGATCATTGCTTCTTTGCCAGATAATTGGGTGGAATTACTGACGGACAACCTGCGAGAGGGTGTTCAGAAAGGCGTTAACACATGGACGCAGGAACTTGCGGACGGGTTAACGGTGAAAGTGCGTCTCGATTTTGAGCTTGGCTACCCGCGAGGCCAGGACTGAATGAGCATTCTTTTGGACATCTGCCCGATAACCGGGGCGATCGAGACGTTCGAGTTCGATCAGAACACCGGCACATCGGTCATTACCCGCACCGAGAACGTCGACGCCATCTTGGATTTGAACGCGGCCAGCTACAATGAAGGCAAGGCGCGCGACGCCTCCTGGCGCGGCGAGGACAATGATTTCTGGCTGGTCGGCCGCATGCCGCTGACGCTGCTGCAGGACTGGCTCAACGAGTTCAATGCCAAGCGCGCCCCAGCGGACAAGCTTTACTCGTTCCTTGCTGAAAACGAGGAATGGGAGCGTTTCATGTACGCCAAGTGGAACGATCCGGATAACCGCAAGCTCAAGACAGCGCCGGTGAACTGGTGATGGCGCGCAAGATCAAGACCGAGACCGAAAAGCTGGTCGAGTACATGCAGCGTGCCTGCGAGCAGCGCGACACCATGAAGATGCTGACTAGCGCCGATGAAATCCTGCGGCGCGAGCCTGCCAATGTCGATGCAATGTTTGTCGCCGGCACCGCGTTCCTGCACGCTGGCCAAGAAGGGCTGGCGGCGCTGACGCTGAACGCAGCGCGGTGCGCGACAAAAGACCCGATCAAGCTTGGCGCGATCTGGTGCAATATCGGCGTGGCGCTGCACAACTACCAACCGGCAGAGGCCTACCGCGCATTCAAGGAGGCGCTGAAATACGGCGAGGCGCCGCCATCGATGTACGACAACCTGTGCAACGTGGCCTCGCAGATTGGCCGCCACGCCGAAGCGCTGGACTGGTCCGACAAGGCGACAGAGGGCTGGGATTCAACGCACAACCGGGCGTTCGCGCTGCTGCACATGGGGCGTTGGAAGGAAGCCTGGCCGTGCTATGCGTCGAGCGTCGGCACCGAAGCGCGGCCGAAAACCGAGCGTGACTTTGGCTTGCCTCGCTGGGATGGAAAGAAGAAGGGCAAGGTCATCATCCACGGCGAACAGGGCGTGGGCGATGAGATCATGTTTATGTCGATGTGCCCTGCGGACTTTGACGGGGTGATCGAGTGCAGCCCGCGCATGGAGGGCTTGTTTGCCCGCAGCTTCCCGAAGGCCAAGGTCTATGGCACGCTGCTGCAGGGCTTCCTTGAGTGGCCGCTGAAAGAGCGCGCTGACTATCACATTGAGATGGGGGGACTCGGCGAGTTCTGGGGAGCGGAGCCGTTCAAGCGTGCGGCCTGGTTGAAAGCGGATGTAGCGCGTGCAGCGATGTGGAGCGCTTGGCTTGATGCCGCAGAGAGCGCGCCGAAAAAGCCGCGCGTCGGCATCGCCTGGACCGGCGGCACCTGGGCCACAGGACGGGGAAAGCGATCCGTCCCTTGGGAATTGCTCCGCGACAAGCTGATTGAGCAGCATCCGGATGTGACGTTCGTCAACCTTGAATATGAGGACCGCACCGACGAGCTCAGCGATTACCCGCAGGTGCTCAACCCTTACTGGGCGACGAAGAAGGGCGCCGACATGGACGATCTGGCGGCGCTGGTGTCGTCGCTGGATTTGGTAATCACCGCCACGAACAGCACGGTTGACGTGGCCGGCGCTCTTGGCGTGCCGACCTGGGCTCTGGTCCCGGCTAACCCGCCATGGCGCTACAGTGAAGTGGCGGGCGAGAACACCATGTGGTTCTACGAAAGCGTGCGCACGTTCCGGCAGAGCGGGACGGACAACGATTGGCTGCGGGTGATGAACAACGTCACGACCGCGCTGCATCAGATGAAGCTGAAGCAAGCCGCATGATCCACAAGAAGGCTGAGGTCAAAGGCGCGACTGTGCCCGATAGCTGCAACGTCTGGCAGTTCGCGTCGGTGATCCGCGGCGCGCAGCTTGGCGAGAACGTCACCGTAGCGTCTTGCGCTATTGTGGACGGGGCCACGGTGGGTGATGGCTCGATCATCTGTCACGGGGCAAGCATTCACCCCGGCGCCGTGCTTGGCCGCGATGTGTTCATCGGCCCTGGCGCGGTGATCTGCAACGATAGCTGGCCGCGCACGCATAAGCGGGGCTGGCAAAAGCCTACCAAGCCGGTGGTGATCATTGAGGACGGGGCCAGCATTGGCGCCAACTGCGTTGTGTTGCCTGGGGTCAGGATCGGCGCCGGAGCGATGATCGCCGCAGGCGTGACCGTAGCCCGGGACGTTAAGGCGGGTCATTTGATGGGGCCGACCGGGGCGCAAGGACCGATCGGGCCAGACGGCAACAAGGTGCGGATGCGCTATCCTGACGAGTTTGTCCGGTGATCACCATTGCGACGTGCCTATGGGCGCCGAACAAGGCCTCAATGCACTACTCGCTGCACTACAGCGAAAGCGACGTCGAAAAGCTTTACCGTGGCTTCAAGCGCAATCTGTCGATGCCGTTCCGGTTTGTGTGCTGGACCGATCGTTTCCGGCGGTTCGATGAGCCGATTGCGCAAGAGCAAATCAAAGGCGTGCCGCATTACGGGACGATGGTGCAGCCGTTCGAAATGGGCGAGCCGATGATTATCGTCGGGCTGGACACCATTGTGGTGGGCAATTGCGATCAACTGGCGGCTTATTGCATTGGCGCTGACAAGATCGCTATCCCGCGTGATCCATTCTACCCGGAAAACGTCTGCAACGGCGTTGTGCTCACGCCCGGCGGGCGAGCCTGGGTTTGGAGCGACAAGCCAGCCGACGAACTGGACATGGCTTGGATGCAATCGCTGTACAATCGCGGCGACGCGGTTCTGATTGACGACCTCTTTCCTGGCCAGGTCGTCAGCTACAAGCGCCATGTGCGCAAGCAGGGCCTCTCTGACGACATGCGCATTGTTTACTTCCACGGCGAAGCTAAGCCGCACGAGCTGGGCCATGTCGGTTGGATTGCCCGGCACTGGCACGATAATGTGAGGGCGGCTGCCTGATGGCCGTGAACAATCCAGAGCCCGCCTACTTCTGGGACAATACGACCAATAGCTGGCGCAAGGCCGTGGTTGGCGAGGCTGGCGAGTATGTATGGAACACGACCACAGACGCCTGGCAAAAGGGGACGATTGGCGCCGAATATGTATGGAACACCACGACCAATAGCTGGGACAAGGGCACGCTTGGCGGCCAGTATAAGTGGAATAGCACCACCAATAGCTGGGACAAAAACACATCACTTGGCGGCGGCCAGACCTATTGGGACAACAGCACCAATAGCTGGGTGAAAAATACCGGCGTGGACGCGTCAGCAGCGGCGCTAATCGCGCGAATGACTTCGACGCCGAGCGCCGCACGGCAAACGTTGATTACCGCGCTGGTCGCGGCCCTCAAAACTGCAGGGGTATGGACCAAGCTAGACGTTCTCTACGTTCTAGCCGCTCACGACGCACAAGCAGCAAGGCTGAACTGGAAAGCCGATGCGTACAACCTCACCGCAGTGAATTCTCCGATCTTCACCACGGATCGCGGGTATGCGGGGGATGGGGTGTCGATGCACCTCACCGCTGGGGTGAACTGGAACGCCCTGACCAATTACACGCAGAACGACAACTGCATCTTTTCGTGGGAGACCGGAAACCTTGCGCTAAGCCGCTACTCGATCGGCAGCGTTGGGATAGGGGCGCGAAACCGCCTCTGCGCCAGAACCGGTGCGGGCACAATAGCAGAGATCAGGACATCCAGTTCGAGCGCTTTTGGGCCAACTCTCCCGGCCGCAACATCGGTGGGCCTAACTGCTGGCCAGCGCACAGGCGCGACGGCGGAGGAGGCTTTTAAGAATGGTGTATCGATGGGAACGGCGACAGGCGCAAGCGGTACACCGGATGCAGCCGGAGTGGCGCTGTTGAGAGACAACACGACATACGCAGCGCGATCTATTGCGGTCGCGGGGATTGGCGGCTCGCTTAGTAGCGTGCAGCACGCCGCCCTCTACACCGCTCTTAACACCTACCTAACCGCAGTAGGCGCGGCGTGACCCGAGGCCAGCGCTTGGCCATTGGCCTCATTGTTGCGTTCGCCATCTCAGCCGCTCTATGGCTGGCGCTCGCCTACGTCAGCACGGCTCTGGCGCAATCGTTCCGACAAAATGTTCGGGTCATGGTGCAATTCGAGAACCCAGAAAACGTCAACAGCCTGTGCTTGATGCTGGGCGTTCCCTACCGGGCAGGCGCGTGCGCAAACAGCCAGGTCATCATTGCTCCAAACCCATGCCTTTACCGCGGGGAGTACGCAGAAATGATGTGCCATGAGCTTCGGCATGTGAACGGCTGGCCGGCGGATCATCGAACATGAGCATTTCCACCTATGGCGGGCTGAAAAGCGCGGTGGTCGATTGGGCGTTCACCGGCGGCTCGCTGACGACCACCATCGTGGCTAACGACATCCTGCCGCAAGTGCAGTCCATGATGTACATGGGCGACGGCGCCGACGTCGATGCGCTGCGCGTCCAGGCCATGGTGCAGAGCGATACGATCACGCCAGCGACCGGCGGCGTGGTGACTATTTCGAGCCAGGTCAGCACGAGCCTCTTGGGGTTCATCGAGATCACGCCGACGCAAACGCGTTCGCAGTCGCTCAACTACGTTGAGCCGTGGCAGTTCCGCAAGCAAGTCGATGCACTGAACAACACCACTCCGCCGCCGGTCATGTACACGGTCGAGGGCGATTACCTGTATGTGGCGCCGGCTGCGGTGACGCCGCTGCTGGCCAAGTGGTATGAGAAGTTTACCGCACTTTCTGCTGATGGCGACACCGATTGGGTGCTGACCAACGCGCCGCAGATTTACCTCAACGGCTGTCTGATGCTGGCCTGCGCGTACACGCAAGACGACCGCGAAGGCACGTTCCGGGCCAAGTTCGCGGCTGCAATCAAGGCAGCGAACCTGAACGATATGATGACCCGGCAAAGCGGGGCGCGCTTGGTGGCGCGGCCAAGGGCTGTAGCATGAGCGTGGTCGAGCAGCGCATGAAGCCCATCTTCGGCCAGATCACGGTTGAGGAGATGAGCGCCAACGAGGATTTGGCCAGGCTGGCGCTCAAAGTGGTGGCGCAAGCGTGCAAGCACTCCAAGGGGCGCTATTCGGCGCAGACGGTTGCGGCGGGGCTGGCAAGCGGGGAGTTCAAGCTGTGGGGCGTGCTCAATCCGCCGGCCAGTCTAAGCGCGGCTGTGGTGACGCGTACCGAGGGGGCTGTGTTCGAGCTGTTGATCCAAGGCCCACGCATCGATGATGTGCTGCCGTTCCTGCCGGCGCTGGAGGCGCAGGCGCGCAAGCACGGATGCGACCGCGTGTTAATGACCGGCCCGCAATTCTTCAGCCGCCTGCTGCCGCACAATTGGCGGGTGCGGGAAGTGAAGTTCGAGCACGTCCTTGCTGATTAAGCTCGAACTGCCGCCCGGCATGCTGCAGACGGGCACAGTCTATCAAGCGCTGGGGCGCTGGTACGACGGCAATCTGATCCGCTGGCAGATGGACGGCGAGGTGTGGGCGACGCAGCCAATCGGCGGCTGGGCTGCACGCCTGACAGCGGCCATCACCGGCAAGTGCCGGTGCATCTGGCAATGGGTGGACAACGACACGGTGCGCTGGATGGCGCTGGGCACGCATTCCAA